TTTCTAACACTTTATTACTATAAACGCCAAACAAATGATTAAAGGTTTAATAGTAGTGTGTTTTATAACCTTATGTAGAAAGGTTGAACACATATTAGAATTTATCTACAAACTAATAAAATTAAACAAGTGCGGATGTGATAATTAACACTTAATAACTGATTGTTTAACCTGAGAAGTTGTTTGTTGTCGACGCATTCGACTTCTCATAATCTTTACAACGATGCAAATATAAATACAACAATTTAATTTACAATACTTTTTCTCAAAATTTCAAAGAACTAATTTTAATCTTTAATATAAATAAAAATGACACAAGAAGAAAAAATCTTAATTAATGTAAACTACCTTTTAATAGGTTCAAAACTTAACGCTTTAAAATTAACTTTAACAGATAAACAATTAGAAGTTTATCATAATCATTTATTAGATGAAGCTGAAAAAGTAAAACCTACTTTAATTAAGCTCTTAAAGTCTGCTGAACAAGTTGATGAAGTTTTAACAAATTTTCTGAAGTAGTTTTGTGATTTTCTATTTCAGTTTTTGTCAGCCCTTTCTCGTCAAAAACTGATAATATGCTTTCACAAGTTTCTTTTATAAATCCAAATGATTTTCCTTCAAGATATTCATTTAGTATTTTGTTTGCAATTTCATTTGGGTTTTCGTCTTGTTTTACGTTCATGTTCTTTTATAATGACTGCTAACTAAGGCTTTATGCTGTTGTGGATTATTTAGCACTAACCTTAATTATATTAATTAATTTTTTACTTCTTGCCGAAAATTTACTGATTAAAACTAAACCCACAATAGCTTAAAACCTTTCTTGTAATTTTCTACTCTGCAAATATACAAACTATTTTTGAGATGTGCAAATTTTTTAACATTTATTTTTGATTATTTTTTAATTGATAATGTAAAAATTGAGCGTTTAAAGCTATTGCACTTAAATGCCCTAAATCATCTCCGTCATCTTGATAATTATTTTTTAGAACCTCAATAGTATGTCTCAAAAGAGATTGTTTTAAAAGGTCTATATTCATAGGTTTTTTATAATTGCCTGCTTCATATTTACTTTTATTTTTATTCATCCTTTTGGCAAGACTTTCAATAAAATCCCAATCTATTTCAGAGTAATCTGTTTTACCGTTTGATTCTTTTACTCCCTCAATATTTAGTTTTACTCCCTCATTTACTCCCTCATCAACTGTAAAAGTTTTAAGGATATTCGTTTCTCCTGAGTAAATCTCCTTTAACTTATCTATATAATTATAAGAGTAATTAGTTGTAAATGGTGGCAGGTTTTTTTTTGCTTTATTAAAAGCTTCCTTAGTTTCTCTAAATTCTTTATTAGGATAACAGTGTTTGCATTCTATTTGTCCACACCTTGTCCAATTACAATTTTTATTCTCTTCTTTATGTATTTCACTGTTTTTTGGGAATACTAAATTTTCTTCTTTTTCAGTTTTTTCTGCGGAATTTTCATAATTAATAGTTTTACCTCGCTTCATTCCATTACCTATAAAATCAATCCAGTCTGCTTTTATTTTTTCTTTTTGTTCTTGTGATGTGTAATAAGATTGAGAAGATTGCGTTTTTATATCTTCCAATGTAATGTTAAGTTGTTTTAAAGCTTCTTTCTTAAAACCCTCAGCTACTTTTAGCTTTTCTTCCACAGTTAACTCTTTATGTGTCTCACCATTTTGACTTTTATGACGAGTACTGCTTCCTTTTACTTGAACTAAGTCTAAAACATCACTCAAATGACTATTAACTTCTCTCTTAATCATTTTATTATTATCTTTATTTTCGCCGAAAAAATTAGAAAAAGAAACAGAAAAAACTGAATCGCCATCAAAATAACTAACATAATCACCACTCATAGTAGTATTAAAATACTCTTCTCTTGTACTAATTTCTTTTCCGTCTATAAAATATCTATACTTTTGTTCGTGCATCTATTCTAAAATTTGTTACTTCTATTGTTACGTCCAAAGATTTTATCTTCTTTTCAAACGTATCGAAATCTTTTATTTGTTCACCATTTAAAAAATATGTGAATTGGTTTCCTTCTGCTTTCATAATCTAAATAAAATAAGCGGGTAAATTAGTATTTTGTGTTCCTTGTGTATTCTGTCTTGAACCATCGATTATAAGCACCTTACAACCATAGATTGTTTCTAATGTTTCTCTTGTTTCATCTACATTATTATCTTTATATTCACTCGGTAGATAATTTATATCAATAACTAAAATTTTATTTTCTGTTGGGTTTATGTCAATGGGTAAAAAACCTTCTTTTTTAATTACTTCTTCTAAATTTTTTAGTGCTGATTCTCTTTTAATTCCTTCTGCCGTTATATACTTGTTTGGCAGATTTAAAGTATATAAATTAAAAGTCTCAATTAAGTCATTTTCAATTATATTTTTTATTTGAGAAAGTACCCCATTTATTAAAATATCGCATTTTTCTGTACTTTTATTATTTAATTGTTTTTTACATTTTAATATGACAAGAGAGTTTAATAGCTCTTGTTTTAATTTAATTTGATTTTTAAATGTATTCATATTATTGACTATAAAATTATATTATTTTGTTTACTTTTTATTTCCTCTTTGACAAAATATAACACTGAATTTGCTTCTTCTGCACTTACTCCTTTTAATACTTCTAAAACTTTATTACATTGTTGTTTTATTAATTCATCCTTAAACTGATGATATAAAACACCCTCTAAACTATAATCATGTTTATGTTTTTCTAATACTTCAAGTTTCTCTAAAAGAGTATGATTCGGGTATTCCTTGTTAAAATCTTCTTTTTTATTATTAATTTCCTCGTTTGAAAATCTTATAATGCAATTACTACTCATAATTTTGTTATTTAAATATATTTTTAATTTTATTAATCCAACTTGTTTTTACCTTTTCTTCTTTATAATCATCAAATCCTGCAACATACTTTCCTTTTTCTATTTTTTCTTCAAATACAAGAACAGGTTTAGTTTTTAGAAAAGTTTTTAATTGTATAATATTCCTGATTCTTTCTACTTCATTACCTTGCTCATCTAATACAACTAATGTTGGCACATTTCTAATGTTATATTTATCTCCTAATTCTTTTGACTCTTTGTCTGCTCTTAAGTTTACTTCTTGTATTTCAAAGTTTGATAAATCTAGTTCTTTCATTTGTTCTGAAAGTGTTACGCATGGTTTACATGTAGGTAAGCTAAATTTTAATATTTTCATTTTACTAAATTTTTATTACTTTTAAACGGAAATTTAATATTTACTAAATAGACTATAAAAGAATATAAAAACACATCTTTTAAAGTCCAAACATCTTTTGTACCATACTCTACAACAAGTATTGTTAAAATTATCATACCTGCATTGAATAAAGAACAAAGAAATTCTTTTTTACTTTCTTTAACTTCTTTTCTTAATTGTTCGCACTCTTGTGCTGTTGGTTTTTTTGTCATTTTTGTTTATTTAAATAATATTTTATAATTTTTATGCGATTTATGTGTTTTATTATATAACTTCCAAGCATTATCTTTCATAGTTTTTAAATGTGTTCATATATTTTATTTTAATTGTATCATAAAAGATTTTACATCATATTTTTCGTCCATACCATCAGGAATTAAATTTCCTTGCTCATCACAAGCTCCTGAAAATGTTACTTCACCAACATTTAGTTCATCTATATTGTGTAAAGTATATTCATTGTCATAAACTAATACTTCTAAATTTTCATCTACCTCATTAAGGATTTCTTTTAATTGTTTTACTGTCATTTTAAGTACTGTATTTTTTATTAGTTTTACTTATTGTTGCTCCTTTTGATGCATAATTTTGTAACCAACTGCCCCACTTTTCTTTTTGAATATCGTAATAAGATTTCTCTCTTAGTACTGTTGGTATGTAATCTGTATTTTTTGAAGATACATGAAAACCATTACAATCTTCACATTCATACACAGAAAGTTCATCTCTCCAAGGATTTTTATGACTTCTTGATAATATAGAGAATAAAGCTTTTTTAGCATCCCATTTTGTCTTATAATACTTTTTACTACACATAATATTTTAAATTATTTTCCGCCGAAAAATATAAAGAAACAGAGAGGAATTACGCACTCAAGTGTTATAACTCTATCGGACATTATAATTTAAACTTGTATTAATTAGCAACCTCTCAACCCACCGATGACTGAGTTTGTTTCTTTATTTCTTCTGCAAATATACAACTAATATTTTAATTGTGCAAATTTATTTTACTTTTTATTATATTTAAAATCTAAAATCTTTTTAACTAAATCTGAACGGTGGTTTGATTTTAATTTATGGTAACCAACTTCATCAAACTCCTTAGCAATGTCAATAGCAAAACTTAGTCCTGTATAAGACTCTTTAATGTCTCGTTGATTGTTATCACCGTTAATTACTATTCTACCGCCTTTTCCTAAACGAGTTAATAAAGCTTCCATTTCATGCTCTGATAGATTCTGTGCCTCCTCAATAACTAAAAGTTCTCTATTCCCTATTGTTTTTCCGCGGATATATTGAGTAGGAATTCCCTCAATTTTAGCTACTGTTGATTTATTAGCATTTCTATCTTTATTTTCTTCCCCTCCGCTTAAATGTGTAAGGTGTTTATCAACTTTTCCTTTATCATAACACGCGTATAAATTATCTCTAAACGCTTCAATATAAGGGTCAAATTTGGAGGATAATTCACCAGGAAGAAAGCCTAAACTCTTCCCAACCTCAACCGCAGCACGGGTTACATACACTTTATCAATATAACCTTTAAATATTAAATCTAAAGTTGTTTGTGCTACAACTAAACTTTTTCCAGAACCTGCTTGACCTGTGATAACAACAATTTCTTTTTCATAAATATCTGCTTTTACTTTCTTTTGGTCTTCATCTAAAGTAACTTTGTACTTTATGTCATTTTTTAATTCTTTCATTAACTGTTTTCTTTTAAGTGTTTAGAGTAAATTGTTGCTTTAACCCAATAATTCAGGCAGTTAGGGTTTGTTAGATGTTGCCCGCACAAAATTTCAGCCGTTTCTTTATAAGTTGTCTCTGCTTTAGAATAAGTAAAAAATAAAATTTCTTTTTTATATGGAATCCCACTCTTAATTAAAGCTTTTAACTCAACTGAACTACTAATATAACTTTGCCAAGCGTAAATCCCTTTATATTGTCCTTTTTTAGCTCCACTTGTATACTTTGGTTTGTACATATATTTTTTTCCAATATAATATCGGTCTGTGCCGTCTAATAGAGTTATCATGTATATAAACGCAAATGAATCAGGTGGTGTTTGTTCAATTTTATTTATAGTTTCCCCATTATACTCCCATTCTATTTTTTGAGGTTTATCTCCGTTTGTTTTAGTTTTCTTTGGTGGCATATTATAAAGGTTGTGTTTTAGAAATAATAAAAGCTAAATCTTGAAAACTTGTTCTTAGTCTTATAATTTCCTCTGTTGGGTAAGATTCATCAAACGGTACGGTTTCTATTTTATTTATCTTATCTTCTAAAAACTTATATTGTTTTAATAGAAAATTTTTATCTATTTTTACATATTCAATTGCTTCCATATCTTTTCTGTATTAATCTGTTGTGTCTTTTAACTTGTTTTGAAGCGTTTTTTGTAGTTTGATTTGCTATTTTTAATTTTTCTTATTAACTTTTTTCGCGCAAAAAAATTAAACAGAAACAACTAATATCCACCAATCAGAAGTACAAGGTGGGAATCTTTCTCCTTTAGTTAAAGCAATATACTCTTTTCCACTTCTCCAAATCCCACTCACAGGAGCTTTAGTACCTGTCTTACAATATTCTGTTTTTGTTGTTAACTCTAATAGTTTTAATAGTATGTTTTTCATTTTTATTTGTTTTCAAAATTATATTTTAATCGGTCTTTTATCTCATTAGTGTAAAAAGAACAATCGTCTCTCAAATCTGTTATATTAGTTAAAGATTCTCTGTAAAAACCTCTTTCGTCAATAAACTGTTTATATCTTAAAGTTCCCGAAGCATATTTTTCTGCGGAAGTTATAGAACACTTTTCATATACTGTTGGGTCTTTTTCATCTTCATACCTTCCCTCACTTATGGCAACGCAAATGCGGAATTTGATTGAAGTCGCACTCTTGTCGTCCCTTCTAGTCCACTCGTTAATAAAGTAAGTGTGGTAAGGTCTTAAAGATGCTTTTATATCTATAAACCTACTTTGGAATTCTAATAAAGTGTTTTTATTGTTATCACCTCTATTTATAAAATCTCTATATTGAACTCTTGTTTCTTCGTAGTATTCAATAAGTTCTTTTAACTTTTCTGCAAATTGTTGTTTTTTATCCGACATTTAGCTGTTGTTTTAAAAATTCAAAATCTTCAGGATTAGCTTTTAAATACTCTGCAAATTTATCTGTTCCTTGTACTTTCTTTTCTTCACCGAATCTATCAGGGAAAGTTGTCCACCCACCTCCACCAACTTTAGCAATCCCTATTTCTCCAAAAAGTTGTGCGTATTCATCAACTTCATTAAAACCACCTTGATAGTAAAAATTTAAAGTGATTACTTCTTTAGGATTATATGGTGCTAATTTAGACTTCTTAATTCTTACATCTAGTTTATGCCCTATTGGATTTTTATCTTTATCTAGGATTATATCCTTTTTTGTAAGTTCTAATATTACATTTGACATTGTATACTGCCAACCACCACGAGAAAGTTTGCGTGGGTCGCCCATAGCACCAGGGTCAAGTTTATAACTTGTAAGTCCAATTATAGCTATATCACGCTTTACACAATTACCTTCTACTATGGGCATACGTGCTGTAAATTTACGTGCCTCTACAGCCATATTGTTATCTTCTGCTGATTTTGCTTCTACAACTGAACTGACAAAAACAGGAATGGAGTCTAAAACAATAACGCCGATTTCGTCTGCTGTTGCTAACGCTTCAACTGTATCTAACATGTGTTCTAAGTTTCTGCTTTTTTCAGGTAAAAAATAATCCTCTATTACTCCCATTCTTTCAAGATAGGATTTTTCCATAGTTCCCTCTGCATCCCAATATACACCAATCTTACCCAATCTTTCATTAGAGTCTTTTACAGCTTTTAAAGCCATAGATGTTTTTCCTGTACCTCCGTCTGCAATTATAGTATTATATCCACCGCAAACAAATCCACCACCTAATCTATAATCTAAATAAGGACTTCCTGTAGAAATTGTTTTTTTAGTTAAATAGTCTTCTTTCTTATCCTTTAATAGAGAAATTTTATCTTCTTCTTTTTTATCTTTGTTTAACTTTTTTAATACGTCTTCTAATTTCATATTTTTATTTTAGTCTATTAACCACCTGTCTAATATTTTCCAATTGTATTTTTCTGTTACTTTTTCTAATAATTTTTCTACTTTTAATTTTTCTTCGGCGAAAAAAGATAAAGACTGCAATTGTTCATTTGTACCGTCATACTTTGAATGACACTGGCAATTACTAAACCTTCCCCCTAAATAAACTACATTATCATCATCACATTGTATAGATTTGAAAAAAGATTTAGGAAGTCGATGTGCTATTTCTGAAACTTCTCCTTTTAATTTTTCTCCGCAATTTTCACAACACTTTGTCTTAGCTATTTCTATATGTTTTTGGAAGAATTCGGGTAGACACCCTCTTTCAGCTTTTCTCTTTTCTAATCCTTTCTTAGAATATTTTTTCATTCTACAAATATAATGTTTTTATTTTAGTCGTACAAGTAAATTAAGATTTATTTAACTCTTTTGGCGGAAATAAAACTAAAGGTACATCCCAAGAAAAACCTACTATTTCACTCCATCTTCTTTCTTTTGGAGCGTTATATATTTCACAATATTTATCATACTCTTTTTCTAATTTATCAAATTCATAATCTGACATAATAGAATTGTGTTTTTCATAGTATTGATATTTAGCTCTTCCTATTAGTTTATGTGCTTCTTGCAGTTCTTCTTTAGTCATTTTTTGCGGAATGTTTTTCTAAGTATTTATTGTAATCTTTTATATGATTTTGTTTTAATCCGTGGTTTTCATCCATTAAAACTAAAGTGTCATATTTTACATCTTTTCTAACTTCTTTTACTTCGCAAAATCTCCAATCACTTTTTTCTACACCTGTCAAATCTCCATAAAAATAAGAAGTACTTTTACTCCATTCTCCTTCTTTATCTTTATAATACACTTCTTTTTCAGTCCATATTGTTTTTCCTTTAAAGCAATCTTTAATGTTATTATTGATATTTTTTTGAACCTCGTGTAAAGCTAATTCCTCTGCTTTGTTTAACTTGTCTTTCCAAGAGAGTTTATCACTTTTAAATATTATATAGTATTTATCCATTATCTTCCCATTATTTGAGTTAGTATTTCTTCTTGTTCAGGAATATCAAAATCTATGTTTTCTCCTGTTTCTGCTATTCTAATCTCTTCTTTTAATTCTTTTTCCGCGATTTTATCTTCTAAATCTTTTTTAACTTTTCTAAAT